AATGGGTCCGCAAAAATCGGGTTGTTGTCCCGGTTTTGTAGTTCAATTTGACCGGGAGCCCAGGGGTTGCCCCAGTAATCAAAATCCGAATCCTGGGGGGTTTCGATTTCATCATAATAACCGGGGTCAAATTCATCAATGTCCCGGTCCGCATCAATCGTACAACGACAATCAACAAGTTTGTAATCCGGGTCCCCGCAACGCGGGCAATATTCGGTTTCGTCTTTCATCCAATCCGGTAATTCGGGCTCGGGATTATCGGGATAATCCGGGTCAATGTTCATAAACTCAAATGTTTCCTCGGGCTCAACCTTGACCATTATTTCCCCCAGGGTTGGCGCATCATCAAAATCCGCCTCGGCAACCCATATTTGCTCAAGGGCGATTTCCAAGGTTACCATTGAGTATTTACCCGCATTGTCCGCAATTCCAAACAAGGGGTTGGTTGTTTTCAAACCCTCAATGGAGTAAACGGTTTTGTATAATTGACCCTCTTTATCGGGGTCCGGGGTCAAGTAAATTTTCCAACATGGGACCTTAACCAAAATATCCGCTCCCGATTCGCAAAGACCGCAAATATAATCCGGTCCCAATGGTCCCCCGATAAAATGACCATGCTTGCAGTAAAAACTATTTTTATTCATTTTTTTGACTCCTCTCGTTGCCCCTGTAAAATGGTCCGATGGGGTAAGTATAATACGATATTTATACGTTAGTCAATAGTTTAAATGTTAAGACCTTGCAATTATTAGGCTTATATACGTTAATACTTGCAAATTTGTTTGTTTTGTTGTACCATCGAAACGCGGGGGTATTGGGTCAACTATTCGAGGAGTCAAAAAACATGGAACCAAGTGAATTTATTAAGCAAGCGGTTGTAAATACTGTATTACTGCAACCTTTTATTTTGGGATTGGTAACCTTATACGGAAAATTCGGAGCCCAGGGACGTTTGCAACTTGGGCTTGCTCTTTTAACCGGGTTTGTCCTCGGGGTTGTTGCCCAGGTTGCCGCGCTTGGACCCCCTCAAACTTTGGGGCAATATATCGCGTTTTTCTTTTTTGGGCTTGTCCCAGGATTGACCGCGGCGGGCGTGTTTGAGGTTGGGAAAGATATTGCCAGTAAAGTAAATAAGGTATAAATCCCCATTCAAACATTCGCCCGAGCGGGGAGTCTTTATGGTAAATGATGATAACAACAAGGTCCTCAAAATTGACGTTTTATCAGATAAGATTATCAAACTTGAGGCGGAATGTGAAAAACGGGACGCGGAGGTTGAGGAGTTGAAAATACAAGTTGCAAGGTTGTCCGAGCGCATGACTCTTTTTCAAGCCGCGCAAGGGGCTTTTACCGTCCTCGCGTCCGCGGTTGCCGCGGGATTGGCAATCTTGTTTGGAGGTAAAACTTAAATGGAGGACCTCTTGAGGTTTGTCTTGCTTTGGTTGAGGCTCATTATTTACCCCGCTCTTGCTTACTCAATTATAAGTTTGGCGATTGCTCGAAAAGATGAAGTATCCCCCCGGACCATTTATGCCCATGTTATCGCGTCCCTGTTTTTTCTTGGCTTATGGGTTGCGTTGATTGCGCGGCGTTTGTTTGGGGTTACCGGGGATTCAATTCAGTTTTTTATGGATTATGTTTTGACCCCGCTTTTGGTTGTTTTGCTTTTGGTAGTTTGGCGCGCCCTTGTTGATGCTTCACACAAGGAAGCGGAGGAAATAATTACCAATGAGTATTGTTTGGACAAGGGAGCAACTTAACGGTAAAACATCATAAATTGAATGTACCCTCCCTTTTCCTGGGGTCCGGGTTGCCTCCCCCGACCCGGACCCCGTAAATAAATTATGACAAACGGTTTTAATCCAACAACCAGGGACCCAAGATTTTTTGAAACCCCTTACCCCTCAACCTGGGATAAGGTAGTTGCATTTGCCGCGCGTACCCTTGCGGTTGCTCCCCCAGTTGTCCCGGTCCTTGATTTGCATCCCGATTATCAACCAAATGTTGATTTCAAAAAACTCAAAGCGGACGGATTCGGAGCGGTTATCGTAAAATTAACGGAGGCAAACTGGGTTGTTGATGGGTCCCATGAATATTGTTACCGCGCCCAGGATGCGGACCTTGCGGTTATGGTTTACCATTTTTTCCGCTCAAACGTTTCCGGGCAATTACAAGCAAATACCCATTTATTCGAGCTTTATAAAATTGTCGAGCGTCTTTTATATAAACCCCCAACCTGGGCGGACGTTGAAACCCCTGATAATGTAAGCGTAAATACGCGTGTTGGTAATTTGCTTAATTACCTTGAGGTAACGAATGATTACCGCGCCCGGTCCGGGTTTTATTCATCCCCGTATCTTTGGCAACAATTGATTGGTAATACCTCTTGGGCTCCCAATTATGACGGTTGGGTTGCTCATTGGACAAGTGCAAGCTCCCCAACCCTCCCGATTGGTTGGGTTTCGCCAATGCTCAAACTTTGGCAAATCGGGGTTTCGGGTAAGCATAGTTGGGTTCCTTTGGTCCCCGCGGTTACTACCAATGTTGATTACAATTATTTCTTTGGGACCCAAAACGAGTTGCGCGCTTATTGCGGGGTTGTTGAGCCAATCCCCCCGGATGATGATTTACAAGAGCAAATTGACGCGCTAAACAAACGGGTTACGGACCTTGAAAATGCGGAGTATAAGGTTGTGAGAATATGAGCAACAACGGGCATAATTCAAACGGGAAACACAACGGGCGATTATTGACCCCAATGACCGGGTTTACTCCAAAGCAACGGTTATTTATTCATTATTACGTTGAAACCCTTAATGCAACCCGAGCCGCGGAAATGGCAGGTTATAAGGGGTCTTATAGTACTTTGGGCGTTGTTGGGCATGACAATCTAAAAAAACCTAAAATAAGGGAGGAGATTGACAGAATTTTAGGTGAGCGGATGATTACCCCAAATGAAATATTAGACCGTTTGGGGTCCCAGGCAAAAGCGGAATACAATGATTATATTGACCCCGAAACAAAAATACTTGACCTTAAGAGGTTGCTTAAAGATGGTAAAGGGCATTTGATTAAAAAGATGAAAATGTCCCGGGTTTCCGGGCGTATTGCGGAGGTTGAATTTTATGACTCCCAAACCGCTTTAATTCAAGTTGGAAAATTTCACAAATTATGGACGGACAAGATTGAGCAAGATACAACCGTTACGGTTGTTAAGGCTTATGAGCAAGTAAGCCCGGATGATTGGGACAATGAGGACACAAACGAAATCCCCGCCCTCACAACGTAAGAAATACATTGCACATTACAAACCATTACCTTGGCAAATAAATCCTTGGCGCGATAAATCCCGAATTATGCTTTTGACGGGCGCGGCGGGCGGGGGTAAATCCAGGCTTGCGGGCGAAAAGATTCATGGTTTTATGCTCAAATACCCGGGAGCAATGGGGCTCATGGTCCGCAAGATTAGACAATCAATGTCAAATTCGGTTGTCCTCTTTATGCAAAAGACCATCATTGCCCAAGACCCCCGGGTTACTTTCCGCCCGTCCCTTTTCAGGTTTGAATATGACAACGGGTCAATTCTTGCTTGGGGAGGCATGGCAAACCAAGAGCAACGGGAGCATATCCGCTCAATCGGGCATGAGGGCAAGGTTGATGTTGTTTGGCTTGAGGAAGCGGTGCAATTCGAGGAGTCCGATTTCAACGAAATTCTTGCCCGGATGCGGGGGACCGCGGCAAACTGGACTCAAATCATTTTGTCAACCAACCCGGGAGGACCCGAGCATTTTATAAACAAAAATCTTATCCTCGGGAAATTGGCAAAGGTTTATTACTCCAATGCAAGGGACAACCCATATAATCCGCCCTCATACCTTGAATCCTTGGAAATGCTTACGGGCATACAAAGACAACGCTTGCTTGAGGGTAAATGGGTCCAGGCGGAAGGCGTTGTTTATCGGGAGTTTGATACCGCAAACATTGAGCGGGTTGAGCCCAACCCCGAGTTGACCGTTGAGTTGGGCGTTGATGATGGGTACATTGACCCCCGGGCAATCTTGTTTATTCAACGGACCCCGAGCAATGTAATTGTCTTTGATGAAATTTATCACTCCCGTCATTTGGCGGAAACATGCGTTGAGGAGGTAATACAAAAATGCGAATCTTACGGGCTCCCCAAACCTGATATTTGTATTGGTCCCCCGGAGGCGAAAGAATTACAAAACCGTTTCAGGCTTGCGGATATTCCCTACAGGTTTAAGGCTCATAAGATTGTTGAGGGCATTGCGGTTGTAAGGCGATTAATACGGGACTCAAACGGTTATAGGAGTTTGATTGTGCATCCAAGATGCAAAAACTTTATTGGTGAATTGACGGACGGGTACAAATACCCGGAGCAAGGGAGTCGCAAAGATGACGAAAACCCAATTGATAAAAACAATCATGCGGTTGATGGTTTCAGGTATTGGGCTTATTCAAGGGCAAGGTAAATTGGAGGGCAACGAATGGGAAAATTAATGCAATGATTTTTGAGCCGGTTGAGCTGAAACATACAAATTTTATTGAATAGGAGTAAACGAAATGAAAGTAAAAGAAAAAGGAATAAAGATACATGGGTTTTCTCATGTAAGAATCCGCAACCAAGACGGGAGCATTGCGGGAGATTCGGGTTATCAGGGACCCAACCAAATCGTAAATGACGGGGTCCTTGGTTACCTTGTAAAATCCCTGGGCTCCATTTCGGGCTCAAGTTATATTTCTTATGCCGCGCTTGGTGAGGGGACGGAACCGGGCGCAACGGATACCGCGCTACAATCCGAGGTTACGGGTTCCAATGCAAATGGAAACCGGGACGCGGTAACCGCGGCAAGTTCGGGCTCAACCCGGGTCCGCTTTACTGGGACCTTTGCAAGTGTGGACTCGTTTGTTACCGCAACCGAATCCCTTGCAAACATTGGGCTTTTCGCGAGCTCAACGGGCGGGACCATCTTTGCGGGTAATACTTATGGGTCATCAACTTGCGCGACAAACCAAGCGGTTGAATATACTTATGATGTAACCTTTGCAACCGCGTAAACGGTTTACATCTCAAAAGAGGAGTCAACTTATGAATGATATAAAGCGTTTACTTGCGGATGCAAGCGGGATTCAACTTGATATTGGGTGCGGAGCAAACAAGCAAGGACCGGATTGGGTTGGGCTTGATGTGCAAAAGCTCCCGGGGGTTGATATTATTTGGGATATAAATATTCATCCCTGGGAGCCCTTGCCCGATGCTTGCGCGATACGCGCGGTTTGCTCTCATTTGGTTGAGCATATCCCCCCGGTTGCCATAACGGAAAAGGGGACAAGATTCCCATTCGTTGAGTTTATGGATGAAGTTTGGCGCATCCTGAAACCGGACGGGCAATTTGCCATTTCATGCCCTCATGGGGCAAGCCCAGGAATGCTCCAAGACCCGACTCATATCAACTTTTTGAATGAAAATACATGGTTGTATTTTGACCCCTTACATGTTAAGGATAAGGGCTTGCTTTACAAGTTTTACCGTCCGAAACCTTGGAAAATTGCGGGACCAATCGGGGATTCCCCCAGTTGGGACCCAACCGGAAACATGGAGGTAATACTTATCAAGAGGCGGGAGGACAAATCATATTATGAATAAAAAAGAGGAGTCAACAATGGATGCAAATAATATATCAACGGTTGTTTGTCCCGCTTGCGGGGCTCCCCTTGATGATACGAATAAATCAAGCGGGAATTGTTCTTATTGTCAAACAAAATGGGTTAATAATTCCCCAATGCCCAATTTTTTAAACCCTCTTTATCAACCATTTTCAACTTTCGGACCGCCCAGTTTATCAACGGACAACACATCAACAAGCGTTTTGTTTGGAGGGACATATCAACATGACAAATAAAGAGGAGTCAAACCCGGTCCGCGATTATCGAATAATCGTACAAGACGGGGGGGAGGGTTATATTAATCGGGTAATGATTGGGACCGCAACCCTGGGGATTGTCCGAGTCGAATGGACACAATCCCGATACGGGCAAATCATCCCCGTCAATTGGTCCCAGGTTACAACGCTCGAATACATGGGCGGATATTTCCCCTTGCGTTACCAAGTTGCGGACGCTCAAAACCTGATTGTCAAGCGCGCCATTGAAAAAGATTTTGAATGGTTGCTCTTATGGGAGCATGATGTTATTGCCCCTGGGGACGCGCTTTTGAGACTCAATCAATATATCAGGGATGAGGATACCCCGGTTGTTTCCGGTCTTTACTACACGCGGGCGGAACCTTCCGAGCCCTTGATTTTCCGAGGGCGCGGGACCTCGGTTTATACCGATTTCAAGCGCGGGGAGTTGGTTTGGGCAAGCGGGGTCCCAACCGGGTTTTTGTTAATTCACATGGGGATACTCCGCGAAATGTGGAAAGAGTCCCCCGAATACCAAATAAAGGGGACGGTAACAAGGCGCGTATTCGATACCCCGCAACGGGTTTATTTTGTTGAGGAGGCAAACCAATTTAATACCTTTTCGGGGACCTCGGACCTTGAATGGTGCAACCGGGTCATACAAGGCGAGTATTTTAAAAAAGCGGGTTGGTCCAAGTATCAACGCAAAAAATACCCTTTTCTTGTTGATACCAATTTATTTTGTTTTCATATCAATATTGACGGGAGCAAATTCCCCAATTATGAGGTTGCATAAATGACGGATGATTTGAAATATGAGGACTTGTTAAAAGCGGTTGAGGCAATCCCCGGGGTTGCAATGGTCCGCTCTTTGAGTAAAAACCATGAAATTGGTATTTATGTCCCGGGTCTTGGGAATTGCAATGCTTATACCATCAACGTTTATGTCCCGGTTGAGGCGGACCAAAACCCCCCAACCCTGGGTATTCAAGTTGAGGACGGAATAAAAGCAACCGCGATTTTCAACCCAAAGGATTAAGTGAATGTTTAAGCGCGTTGGCGAGTGTAACCTTTGCGGGCAATGTTGCGGGACCAATGGGGAGAATCCCTGGGGTAAGAATACCCCGGAGCAATACCGCGCTTGGCAAGCAAAGGACTATCATAAATCTTTCCCGCAATCGCAACTTTGCGGGGTAACTGGCAAAGATGGGGAGCGGTTGCAAATCCAAATGAGCGGGATTGCAATCGTTGACGGACTTGAATACCCTTATGAATGGGGAAACGGTTTGCACAAACCCGGAAATACTCAATGCCCGTTTTTAAAGGATGATATGACTTGCGCGCTTTATGGCTCAACCTATCATTGGATTTGGGAGCAAACCTGTAAACCGCATCCCCCAAAGATGGTTGAGGACTCGAAATACTGGCATGAGCAATTCCCCGATTGCTCATATAAGTTTGTTGAGGTTGTTGAATAATGGCAATCACAATCAACGCGGCAAGTTTAGATTTGCGCGGAGCGGTTGTTAAAACCTCGGGCGGGGTTTGGTATGCTATTGTCCCGGGAGGTACAAAAGGGACATACGGATACCCCGAATTTCGGATATATAAAAATGTTGATACTTCCCCGTCATTGCAATCAACCGTTACAGATAATGACATTGTTGGCGCGGATGAAGAATTTACTGCAATGGACGCGGCAATTGATTCAACGGATGATATTCACGTTGTTGTTGGTTTACCTTTTGCAACCCCTCTTTATTATCGGGTATATGATACCGGAACCGATTCATGGTTGGGGTCTTGGGAATCAGTTGGTATTGTTGTTGATGGTTTATTGGCATTTACAACTTACGGGGATATAAGAATTTGGATTGATAGCAATGACAAACCTCACGTTTTAACAACAATGGGTTTAAAAATTAAGGGTACAACATACGGACACCCTTATTATTCAAACCGGACCGGGGCATCTTGGGCAACCCAAGAAAAAGTAAGCGCAACCGATATACAAGAACATTGTAATATGGTTGATATGGTCCTTGACACCGCAGATGACCCGCACGTTGTTTATAGTGGTTCATCATCTTATACTGAAACAACAAACGATAAGGACGGTTATTACCGCAAGCGGACAAGCGGAACCTGGGGAACCGAGGATGAGGGGGTTGCGGACCAAGCAAGTGCAGGCATGGCAATTGACGTTTCAGGCACAACCCCTTGGATTGTTTTTGCGGATAATAATGACAACATTTATGAGGGCGCGGACGTTGATACTTTATCGGATACAGGTTACAACGTAGTATCTACCAATAGACAATATTTACTTGATGCGCTTTATGTTGGGACGGACCAATATATATTTTATATAGATACAAGCGCGGACGTTCATTACATTTATAATACCGGGAGCGGTTGGACCGATGGGGGAGCAATTGAAACCGGAACATATACCCGGTTAATGGTTGAAAAACCTCCGTCAAGCTCAAATGAAATTGGGTACATATTTACGGACGGGAGCAATATTTATTTCAATACTTTGGACCTGGGCGGGGATTTATCCGTTTCGGAAACGGACGGGGTAACGGTTGACGAAATCGTAACGGTTGAAACCAAACTTGCCGGGATTGTTGAAACGGACGGAGTAACCCTGGGGGAGCAAGTAACCGCAAGGCTCAAATCCTTTATATCCGAAACCGAGGGGATAACGCTTGGCGAATTGGTAACGGTCCGCTTGGGTAATCTGCAAATCAATGTTTCGGACGCGGTAAACCTTGGGGAAATCATCAACGTCATTTTATCCAATTTGGAAATATCGGAAACGGACGGGGTTACAGTTTCGGAGTTTGTCAATATTGGACCAATTAAACTTGAGGTAAACGTATCCGATAACATCAACCTGGGGGAGTTTGTTAACGTAACCCTCCCCGATGCGTTACAGATAAATAAAACCGATGGGTTGACCGTTTCCGAGTTTGTCAACGTCAATATCCCAGGGGAGGCAAACCTAACAATTGAGGTTTCGGACGGGGTAATCGTTTCCGAAATCGTTGCAGTTGCCCCAATCAAACTTGAGATAAGCAAAACGGACGGGGTAACAATCGCGGAAATCGTTAACCTCGAAATGGGAGCTTTACAGATTGCCGAGCTTGACGGGTTGACCGTTGCGGACATTGCCCAGGTAGGAGCAATCAAGCTCGAAATCAGTACAACGGACGGGGTAAACCTGGGCGAAATCATCAACGTAACCTTGCCCGATGCTTTACAAATTGACGTTACGGACGGGACAACGCTTGCCGAATTTATCAACGTCATTTTGCCCGATGCTTTACAAATCGCGATTGCGGAGGGGTTGACTCTCGGGGAGTTTACAAACGTTGAAATACCCATAAGGATTGACGTTGCGGACAATGTTGACCTGGGCGAATTTGTAAGCGTATCATTACCGGACGCGTTGCAAATCGCGATTGCGGAGGGTGTAACGGTTGGGGAGGAAATCAACGTCAACCTCCCGGTTGAGGGTGTTATATATGTCAATGTTTCCGATGGGTTAACCGTTGATGAATTTGTAAGCGTAACAATGACCCCGTTGCAAGTTGATGTAACGGACGGGGTTGAGGTTGCGGACATTGCCCAGGTTGACCCGTTATTGATTGAGATATTTGAAACGGACGCGGTAACGGTTGCCGATGCGGTAAACGTATCAATCCCGGTTGAGGGCATCCTTTATATCAACGTTGAGGACGGGGTTACCGTTGCGGACGCGGCAAACTTGGACCCGCTCAAACTCGAAATATCGGAAACGGACGGGGTTACAGTTGCGGATGAAATTGACCTTGCAACCTTATTATTTATTCAAGCCCTTGATGGTTTGACGGTTGCGGACGCGGCAAGCCTCTTGTTACCGGATGCTTTGCAAATCGGGGTAACGGATAATGTAACGGTTGCCGATGCAATAAACGTTTTGGTTTTATCGGGCGGGGATTTATCAATTAATGTACTTGACGCGGTTATCCTTGGGGAATTGGTTGACATTGATATTGTTACCCCCGAGGAGCAACCCCGGAAATGGGTAAAACGAAAATTACGGTATGACCGTTTGAATCAGTTGGGGGTCCCAGGTAATCGTTACAACAAATTACGCGGGAGGCACAAACGTTGACAAAAATCAAATCCGCGCTTGGTTGGTTGTTTGCTTTAATACCGATTGGTTTGGGGATAATTGCCGGGGCAACGGTTAAACTTTGTAAATACTTTGTCGCGGCATTAATCGAGGGTTATGAAATGGGTATTAAATTATGAGTATATTGAAACGAATAACGGACCGGGTAAACAAACAAACCAACCCCTCCCCATTGTATGATTTGCATCCCGATTTGCAATGGAGGTTGCCAATCATGCGGATAATGAGCGGGGAGGAGCGGGGGGTTGCTCGGGGGACGTTCTTGGGCAATGCGGATTTCTATCAAACCCAAACTTGGGTACACAAAGCAATCAAGGTCCTCAAGGATTCGATTGCTCCGCTTGATATAAATGTTGTTGAGCAAACCGGGGACAGTTACGAAACCAAGGATAATCATCCTTTGAATGACGTTTTGGATTATCCCAATGAGGAAATGTCACAAGCGGATTTTTGGGGGGAATGGGTTGTTAATATGATGCTTGGCGGGGAGCAAGGGGTTGAATTGGTAATGAACCAAACGCAAAATGCAATCCTTGAAATGTATCCCAGGGAGCCTCATATATTCCATGTAAAACCCGAGAAAAAAGGAAAAAGGTACCGCAAGGTTGCGGGTTACAAGATTGATGACGGTTACGGACCGGATTACATACTTGACCCGGAGGAGTTTATACATTTCAAGTTTTATAACCCGCTCAACCCTTGGCGCGGGCTTGCTCCCATTACCGCGGTCCGCATTGGTATTATCATTGACCAATTGGCGCAAGCATGGACCCGGTTATTTTTTCGCAATCAAGCCCGCCCGGATTATGCTTTGATTGCTCCCAATGGTTTGACCAAAACTGAGCGGGATGAATATATGAATGAGCTTATGCGGGATTATGGGACCGGGGAGGGGTTGCATAAACCAATCATACTTGAGGACGGGGTTACAGATATTAAGCCCTTTTCATTTCCTCCCAAAGACGTTGAATGGTTGGAGCAACGCAAGTTTAACCGCGACGAGGTGGGCGCGCTTTTCGGGGTCCCCGATGAAATCATGGGTTACGGGCGGGATACTTATGAAAACTTTGACACCGCGGACCGGGTTTTGTGGACCTTGACGCTTGTCCCGCTTATCCGTTTCAGGGATGACGGGTTAACCCGCTTTTTCCGCAAAAACAACAAGATTGAGCGGGGTCTTGAGGTAAGGACCAACTTGACAATGATTCCCCAGTTGCAAGAGGACAAGACAAGCAAGATTGACCAACTTGACCGCTTGGCAAACCGGGGGTATCCCGTCAATGAGCTTAACGAATACCTGGGGTTGGGTTTGCCCGAGGTTGAGGGCGGGGACATTGGATATATTCCCGTTAATTTGGTCCCGATTTCGGAGGCGGGCGCGTTTGTTACTCCTCGGGTTGATAACCTGGGAATCAATGACCCCAAAAATAAAATGATTGGTCCCGAATACGGAAGCGCAGAACATGAGGCGATTTGGGGCAAGGCTCAAAAACAAATTGACAAGCAAGTTGACTCCATGAGGCGCGCCCTTAAGCGTTATTTCCAAGACCAACAAAACGAAATTAACGCAAGGCTCCGCAATTCCCGCATTTACGGGCGCGGCAAGTTTCAATCCCGGGAGCCCGAGCGGATTCCAACCCCCGAGGACTTATTTGATTTTGAGCAATGGGTTGACGAATTTATAAAGCGTTTTGGTCCCCCAGTTGCAGGGACGGTTGCCCAGGTTGGACAAAATGAGCTTGACGGGCTCGGGATTGATTTACTCTTTGACGTTGACGCTCCCCTTGTAAGGACTGGCATTGAGCATATATTAAGGACGGTTGCCCAAAAGGTAAATGATACAACATGGAACGGGTTAATTGGTATAATCCAAGAGTCCGAGCTTGCGGGGGAGGGTATTCCGTCAATGCAAGAGCGTATCAATAATTTCTTTGGCGGGCGCAAATCGGATTATCAAACGGAGCGTATTGCAAGGACAACAATGACGGGCGCAAGCAACTTTGCGGACCAACAAGCATGGGACCAATCCGAGGTTGTCAAAAAGAAAATATGGATTTCCGCATTGCTCCCAGGGAGGACGCGCGACGAACATGCCGCGGCGCATAACCAAAGAGTTGGAATCAATGAAATGTTTGTTGTTGGCAATGAGCAATTGGAATACCCAGGGGACCCAAACGGGAGCCCGGGCAATATTATCAATTGTTTATGTGTGATGATACCGGAGGTTGAGGAATGAATGACGCAAATACCGAATCGTTTTTTAACGCAATGATTGAAAAAGGTAACGTTAAATTACGTAAAACATTTGTAATTGAATCAAAAGCGGTTGACCCCGAGGCGGGCATTTATGAGGCAATGGTTTCAACTGAATCAGTTGACCGGGACGGGGATATATTACTTGCGGAGGGCGCGGACCTTACCAATTATTATAAAAACCCGGTAATCCTTTTTGGGCATAACTATTATGACCCGGGCGCGGTTGTCGCAAAAGCAATTGAGGTTTCCTTGATACCGGGTAAGGGAGTCAAAAAGGTCTTTCAGTTTATTGAGCGGGGCATTAATGCCAAGGCGGACCTTGTAAGGGATTTATGGGACAAGGGATTTTTAAATGCAATGTCGGTTGGGTTTATCCCGGTTGAATGGGAAAAGCGTACCGATGAAACTGGGGAGCCCTTGCAACGGGGACGGGTTTACAAAAAATGGGAAATGTTGGAGTCAAGCATTGTAACAATACCCGCAAACCAAGACGCGTTGAGGCTTGCCCTTAAAACGCTTGATGAATTGCTTAAGGAAACACAAACGAATGATGACGGGGAGCAAGATGACCCCGTTTCAGAATTACCCGAGGATAATGACGTTGAACCAAACACAAATGAACCAATACCCGACGCGAGTGAAACGGAATTACCCCCCGAGGTAATTGACAGTTTATCAAATGTTATACAAGACTTAACGGAGGAATTTAACAATGACGGATAAACAGGATGAATTGATTCAATCAATTCAAGAATTAACAACCGTTGTAAAAGAGCATAAAGAGGACCGCACAACTATTGACATTGACAAACTCGCGGAGGAATTGAGCGGGAAAGTTGATGCTTTGGTACAAGAAAAAGCGGACGCTCAAAAGGATAAAACCCCGGTCCGAAAAGGGGATTGGGTTGGTCCCGATGGTTTCAAAGCGGAGGCGCAAGGTTACGTTGAGGACCGCGCAAATAAGTTTTACGGGCGCAAATTGTCCGATGTTTTATTTGCGGGGCAATTCATCAAACGGGCGCGGGAGCTTGACCCCAAGGGCGCAAAACCCTTATCCGATGATATGACAAAATTGCTTGATGCAACCACCGCGGGCGCGGGGGATGAATATGTGCCAACTGAACTTGCCGCGACTCTATGGGAGGATTTTTTCTTAATGTCCCGAGTTGTTGGTTTGTTTGGGACCCCGATTGCAATGCCCTCGGACCCGTTTGACTTCCCGGTTGGTTGGGGGTCTATAACGTGGAGAAAAGGGACGGTTGGGGAAGCAACGGACGCGCAAAACCCCGCAACCGCAAAATCCACAATGACCGCAACTGAAAATATCGCGGAGGTAAACTGGGCTTATGACCTTGATGAGGATGCGGTTATTGCAGTTTTGCCAACCTTAACCCAGGAGTTGAGGCGGAGCGGAGCGGAGGCAATGGACGCGTTTGCCCTCAATGCCGATGCAACCGCAACCGCAACCGGGAATATTAACCTTGATGATGCAACCCCTCCAACCGACTCGTATTACTTGAGCAACGGACAAGACGGGATTCGTCATTATTACCTTGTTGACCGTACCGGGCAATCAACGGACGTTGACTCGACTCTTGATGACGCGGAATGGCGCGCGGGTATTGCTCGAATGGGCAAGTACGGGGTTGACCCCGGGAGAATCGCGGCAATCACAAATGTCAAAACTTATCTAATAAGCCTATTGAGCTTAACCAATGTAAGGACCTTGGACAAATACGGACCGCAAGCAACCATCTTAACGGGCGAGCTTGCCCGCATGGACGGGATACCAATTGTTGTTTCCGCATCCATGCCTCTTGCCGAGGATGATGGTAAAGTTTCCGCAACCGCGGCAAGCAATGACGAGGGGCAAATTGCCCTTGTACACCGCGATATGTGGAAAGTAGGCTTTAAGCGCAACCTCTTAATTGAGGTTGACCGCGATATCAGGAAACGATTGTATATCATGGTGTTGAGTTTCCGCGAGGCAATTGCTTGTCAAGACAACGGGGACTCAACCGCTCGGGGTAAGGACCACACCGCGGGCATACATGGTATTAACTATTCGTAACCCTGGGTTGATTGAATAAACAAATGCTTATCAGAACATTTACCGAGGAGTAAAACAAAATGGGCGATGAATTTAACGCGGGTAAATACGGCGGGATTATTGCAATTCCTTTTGGGGTTGCAAATGCCGTAACAAACCAAACCAATACCGACTTGACCGCGAGCGATGCAACCTATACAAACACATTGGTTGTCATGCCAAAGGGCGGGAGCGTTGTTGGTATTTCAGTACAGGCAAGCGCGGAGGTTACAGTTGATTCCGCAACTTTCCGGGCGCAAAAAGACGGGACCGAATTTGCACAATCGGGATACCCCGCGCCCGTCCTATCAACCGCAAACACACAACAAAGTTATGCAAGCATACGCCCGGGCGTTTTGACGTTTTCCGCGGGCGAGGGTTTGGGGATTTCATATACCAGTACTACCAATATGGCTCCCACAAATACCAATGACTTTACCGCGTTGTTGTTTGTCCAATTAGACCCAAATTAAGCGCAACCCCCGGCGCGCTTATTTGGTAGAGCGGGGGAAGCGGAGGTTTGGACTCCTCCTCCTCCAATTCCCCCGCTCGAAAAAGAGGAGTCAAAAGATTATGGAAACAAAAGTTGATTATGAGGTAAACAAAGAGCAAGCAACCGCTCCCCTTGATTGGGGCTCAATATGTGTTGCAACGCGTCTTGAAAAACTCGTTGAGTCCCAGTTTGTAACCGATTGGTCCCATTTGATAACAACCGGGTTGAGGACGGGGGACTCGTTTATCATTGCCAAGGACCGGGTTGCTCATACCGCGGCAAATGAGGTTGTAAGGGGATTCTTGCGGAGCAACAACGATACCCTTTGTTTTTTGGATTCGGACGCGTCATTTGGTCCCGGTTTCGTTGAGGACTTGCGGACCGTCCCCGAGGGTTTTGAATTTGACATTTTCCAGGCATTTTATACAAGGCGGGGATTCCCCCCGGAGGCAATTTGGTTTAAGGAATCAACGCTCGGGGATTTGATGCAATGCTTGGTTTGGAAAGACAACTTTACCGAAACAACCGCGGCAGTTGGGTTGCATTGCGTTTTGATAAGGCGGGAGGTTTTTGAAACTATCTTGAATGACAACCCAGGGGTCCCGCTCGAGCGGTTTGATTGGTTTTGGTATCCGAGGCATGGGGGGACAAGTGAAGATATGGCATTTTCAAGGGAGGCGGGGGGTAAATACAAATTTAAGATTGGCTCAACAACGAGCGTAAAAGCGGGGCATATTTCCCGGGTTGTAACGGGTTGGCAAACCTATCAAGAGCAAATCAGGATTTCGGGCATTTGGGATAAATGGCAAGATTACCTGTCATTGGTTGAGCTTATATCCGATTTTACCGGGGTCCCCCAGGATGATGTTATTGCTTACGCGGTAAAGGGAACCGAATTTACCCGCAACGCATTCGAGCAAGCAAACCCGCAAACCCCCGAGGAATACCGCGAGTTTTACGGGCGCGAGGAAAACGGATATTTATATGATTTACTGGCATGGAATGTTTCCCCGTTTTACCATCAAATCATAAACCCCTTGCGAAAGATAAAGGATAAAAAGGTCTTGGTAGTTGGCGGGGGTATTGGCGGGGAGGTTGAGGTTTTGCGGGGAGCAAATCAGGTTGACGTTTATGAATTGCCCGGGGTATTACGTGATTTTATGATGACCCGGTTTCAGGATGATAAAAACGTTTTGCTTTGGGACCATACTTGCTATCAAGATTATATTAATGTTGGGCTCAAATATGATTTGATTGTTGCGGTTGATGTTATCGAGCATATTCATCCGGGTGAATTGATGACAACGCTTGATAAATGGCTTGCATTACTGAAACCGGACGGGCTTTTTTATTTTCACAACAACTTTGGGCAACAAGACACAATGCCCCAACATTTTGACCATTCAAAACCGTTTCAGGTTTGGCTTGATGCAAACCGCATTGTCCCCCCCGAGGGCGAATTTGGTTTTTATCGGAGGTTGTAAATGACGAAACTTTTGGTTATATCCGAATATATAAACCGCATGGAAAGATACCAAAAAGGGGATGAAATTGAGGTTGACCCATTACACGCGGAATTTTTAATGAATGACGCGCCCGGTTGTTTTAAGGTAAAAGGTCTTGAGGCTCCCCCGGCTCATAAAGCAATCTTAACCCCCGATTACAAAAAAATGACCGTCCCCCAGTTGAAAATTGAGCTTGCCGCGCGTGGGCTCCCCCAGGTTGGGAAAAAAGCGGAATTAGTTAAGAGGCTTGAGGATTACGAGAAATGACGCGGGCATATTGCACGATTGAGGACGTTAAAGGATTTGGAGCCGATAAGCCCGGGGACTTGCTTGATTTTGTCCGCTCCGCGTCCCAATGGATTGAAACGAATATAGGAAACTTTACCCCGATTGTTGGGACAAAGAGGTTTGACGGGACCGGGGACATTGATTTAACCGTTGACCCAATCTTAAGCGTAACGAGTATTACCGATGACGGGGACTCATTGGACACAACGGATTACTTGCTTTACCCCCGAAATAAATGGTATGACAACGGACCTTATACGCGGATAAGGATTGACCCGGACGCGCTTACCCTCAACGCTTGGACCTGGGAGGAGGACATTGTTGCAATTGTTGGCTCATGGGGTTTGTATTCCGAAACTGAGGATACCGGAGCAACAACAACCCAGGCGGATAATTCAACCGCGGCAATGGTTGTTGATGATGCAAGCAAGATATACCCGGGCGCGGTTTTACTTGTGGAAACTGAGCAAGAATTTGTAACGGGTTACGGGTCCGCAACCGATTCAAATGTAAACCTTGCGGAGGCATTGGACGCGTCCGAGGAGGACATAACAACCGGGGACGGGACCGCGTTTAACATTGGCGAAATCATCAAAATCGATTTTGAGCAAATGCGGATTTTGGACATTCAAGGAAATGATTTATATGTTAC